CAGCCCGATACTAACTATGTAGTCGATATGAAATACCAAGGTGTTGTGCAGGGTGGTGATTCAAGGTATGAGGGGTGGGTATATGCAAAATCAACTACTGGTTATAGTGTTAGGTTTAAGTATAAAGATTTAGCATCTCGAGATGTAGATTTATGGACAATGGCTAGACGTTTAACGTAGCATAAAAGAAAGTAAAATAAATGGCTACATTAGATCAAATACGTTCAGCTGCTGAGAACGACTTAGTTACATTTATTAAGTTAGTAGCACCTGAACAAATGCTAGGTCAGTGTCATGAAGACGTATGTAACTGGTGGGGTCGGGAAGATTCTAAGTCTCACCAACTTCTTTTGTTTCCTCGTGATCATGGTAAGTCTCGTATGATAGCTTACAGGGTAGCATGGGAATTAACCAAAGACCCAACACTACGTATCCTGTACATATCAGCTACAGCTAACCTGGCAGAAAAACAGTTAGGCTTTATTAAAACAATTCTAACATCTGATACGTATAGTAGATACTGGCCTGACCATGTACACCCTGAAGATGGTAAGAGAACAAGATGGACAAACTCGGAGATTATGCTTGATCACCCTGCTCGTAAAGCTGAAAAGATTAGAGACCCGTCTGTTTTTACTGGTGGCCTCACTACTTCTCTTACAGGGATGCACTGCGATATTGCTGTCCTCGATGATATAGTAGTATACGAGAATGCATATACAGGTGAGGGAAGAAACAAAGTTAAAAGCCAATACTCTTTATTGTCATCTATAGAAGGTGCAGAAGCTAGGGAGTGGGTCGTAGGTACACGTTACCATCCTGTAGATCTATATAACGATCTGCTACAAATGACAGAAGAACTGTTTGATGACGATGGTAACAAGGTAGGTGAAGATAACATCTACGAGATCTTTGAACGTCCTGTAGAGGATAGAGGAGATGGTACAGGTGAAATGTTATGGCCTCGTAGTCAACGTAAAGACGGTAAGTGGTTCGGGTTTGACATAAAAGTACTAGCTAAGAAAAGGGGTCAGTACTTAGACAAAGGACAGTTCCGAGCACAGTACTATAACGATCCTTCAGACCCTGACAATGTACCTATAGAAAGCACAAGGTTTCAGTACTACGAACGTAAATTACTAAAAGAAGATCAAGGGCACTGGTTCTATAGAGACTCTAAGCTAAACGTATTTGCAGCTGTAGACTTTGCTTTTAGTTTATCTAAGAAGTCAGACTACACAGCTATTGTTATCGTAGGAGTTGACTCAGATAATAACATATACGTACTAGACATAGATCGTTTTCGTACTGACAGGATTACAGAATACTTTGAGCACATACTACAGTTGTCAACTAAGTGGTCATTCCGTAAACTAAGGGCTGAGGTTACAGTAGCTCAACAAGCAATCGTTAAACAACTAAAAGAACTTATCAAGCAACACGGATTAGCTATAAGTGTAGATGAGTTCAGACCTAACAAATACCAAGGTAATAAAGACGAAAGAATATCTGCAACTTTAGAACCTCGTTATGACAACTTACAAATATGGCATTATCGTGGTGGTAACACACAGACTTTAGAAGAAGAACTACAGTCAAGGAACCCACCGCATGACGATATTAAAGATGCTCTTGCTTCGGCTATAGACATTGCTGTCAAGCCATTCAAGAATGTACGTAGAAATAAAGACAAGAATATCGTTTGGGCTAATAACAGATTTAGAGGAGCCTCTTAATGGCTGGTGAAACAATAGAATTAGAATACCTTTTAAGTCCTGACTCAATGGCTATTGAGGTATCTAACAGATGGCGTGAATGGTCTAACCTTCGTCAGTCTAAGGTTGAAGAATGGAAAGAGTTACGTAACTACCTGTATGCTACAGACACAAGCACAACCAAGAATGCTATGTTACCTTGGTCTAACAGTACGACAACTCCTAAGTTAACTCAGATCATGGATAACCTCCATGCTAATTACTTTGCTACATTATTTCCACAGTCTAAGTGGATGCGTTTTGAAGCTGAGACAAGAGATGCCAATGTTAAGGCTAAACGTAATGTAATACAAGCATACATGGATAACAAAGTTCGTCAGTCTGACTTTATTAATACAGCCAGTGACTTACTCTATGACTACATTCAATACGGTAATTGCTTTGCTACTGTTACGTGGGAAGACAACTACCAAGTGAAAGAAGCTGGGGACCTCGTTGTAAACTATGTAGGTCCAAAGGTTGTACGTGTTTCACCATACGATCTTTGCTTTAACCCTACAGCACCCAGCTTTGAGAAGTCACCTAAGATCCTCAAGTCTATAAAAACACTTGGAGAGATCCGAGGTATGATAGACAGTGATCCGTCAAAGTCATACATGGAAGGTGTCTTCTCTAAAATGATGGGTGCTAGAGCTGCTGTAAGGGGTTCTGACGCCACATATGATAAAGCTGAGGGTTACATAGCTGACGGCTTTACATCTATTCAGCAGTACTACGAGTCGGACTACGTGGAAGTTCTAACCTTCTATGGTGATTACTATGATACTGAGAATGGTGTCTTACTTAAAAACCGTGTCATTACAGTAGTTGACCGAGCATACGTTATGGCTAACGAAGAAGACCCTAGCTGGTTAGGTAGTTCACCTATCTTCCAAGCTGGATGGAGACCTCGCCCTGACAACTTGTATGCTATGGGACCATTAGATAACTTGGTTGGTATGCAGTACCGTATTGACCACTTAGAGAACTTGAAGTCAGATGTGTTTGACCAGATAGCTTATCCTATGTTAAAGATCCGTGGTGACGTAGAGGACTTTGACTTTGAACCAGGTGGTCGTGTGTATCTAGGTGAAGAGGGTGACGTAGGTTACATGGCTCCTGATGCTACAGCATTACAGGCTGACCTACAGATTAGATTCTTGGAAGACAAGATGGAAGAGATGGCAGGTGCTCCTCGTCAGGCTATGGGTATACGTACACCAGGTGAGAAGACAGCATTTGAGGTACAGTCATTACAGAACTCAGCATCTCGTATCTTTGAACACAAGACAGCTCACTTTGAACGTGTGTTCCTTGAGCCAATACTCAATGCTATGCTTGAAGTATCTCGTCGTTATATGAATATGTCTGACACAATAAGAGTTTTAGATGATGCTACAGGTGCTGTTTTATTCCAGACGATTACTAAGGATGACATTACAGCTAAAGGTAAGATTGTTCCTGTAGGTGCTAGACACTTTGCTGAACGAGCTAGACGTATACAGAACCTTACCCAGTTATACCAGATTAAGTTGTCAGACCCTACAGTGGCTGCTCACTTGTCAGGTAAAGAGTTTGCCAGAATCTTGTCAGAAGAATTAGGTGAACCTGAGTTGTTCTCAGAAAACATTTCAGTATCTGAGCAACTTGAAACACAACAGCAGATGCAAGAAGCTGAAGCTATTAACCAAGAACAATTAATGTTAGCTCAAGAAATGGGAATATA